GTCTGGTGGATCGAGTGGAAGCAGGAGGTTTTAGAGTTTTTGGAGGCATCGAGACTCGCCAAAGCTGGTGTTACAGACAAGTTACGCCAGTGGAAGCAGAAGCGGCGGGCGGAGTTTTGGTCTGAGGATATGGCGGATTCTCAGGTGGTTTTACATCAGGGTGGATTTACCAAATTGGAGCATGAGGACGGGCAACCAATCGATGGTGAGGTTAGGAGGTTTGCCACCATAGACCCCGGAGGCGATCACTTTTGGATGACCATCGCGGCGTGGAGGCAGGGTGGAACATGCCGGATACTTTACGAGGGATACGTCGCCAGTGACGGTGGTTTTGAAAATGGACTGAAAGCACTTGCCGACCAATACAAAGTGGAACCAGCTTTGACATTTATCGACATAGGCTACGAGCAAGACAGGATACTGGACTTGTGCGTATTGCACGGATGGACGGGCATTAAGGGTGATGGAAACAAGCGGTCATTCACCCACCGACCACCAAACCAAAAGCCAGTGGAGAAGATGTTTTCTCCGATCCATCGGGCGCGGGCGAAGTCGGGCGGGATAGCCAAGTTTTTCTTCGTGGCGTCCAACGCAATCAAGGACGTGTTGGCGCGTATGCTGGCGGCAGGAGATCAAATAGAAATCCCCGCTGACGTGTCGAAAGCATTCCAGAACCACATGAAATGCGAACGTCGGCAAGTGGAGCGGAATGCGAAGACCGGCGAGGAAAAGGCGATTTGGGTAAGACCAGGATCTAAGGCTAATCACCTTTGGGATACGATGTGTTATCAAGTTGCTGCAGCACTGGCCATGCGTGTATTCGATGACGAATAACCCTCTTTTGACATTCGCGCCCCACGCTCGAAAGCTTGGTGTGTGAACTTGGTTCAAACGGCAAACGCGATTTATGAGGCAGTCTGTAAGGATGTATCCGCACAGGCGCAAATTCGGAGGGAATTTTCCTCTCTTGCCGTGTCCATAGCCACAGACCCGGACGCGACGGCGCGAATCACATCAGCCACCGTGAACGGGCAAACCTTTTCCGCAACTAGCACCATGACGAATGGGCAGCGGTTGGAACTTTTAAGGCTGGTTGTGTCCTGTTTGGACAGGCGAACCACGATTTCCACAACGCTCATTTCCACGTTTTAAGTCATGGCAATACTAAACGAATTTGGACAACCATGGACGTTTGCACACGCGGCAGACCGTTCTACGCGGCGGGGACCCCAGTTCCAAGTCCGCAATGACGATATTGACCGATTGATTCCGTCAAGTGACCGCAAAACGCTGGCGAGTTTGTCAAATCGCCTGTTCATGAATATGGGCGTGCCGCGTGCGTGTATCCTTCAAAAAGCGGATTACGTCGTGGGCGAGGCATGGCTTCCGTCCTACATGGGGCCGGATCGCGACAAGGGAATGCCGGTTGCCAAGATGATGCAAAGTCTTTGGTATCCGCAATGCGACACACGCGGCGGGATTTACGATTGGTGGAAACTTTTGGAACTTTCCAGTGTTGGCATTGACCGTGATGGGGACGTGTTTTGGCTAATGGTCAAGGGCGATGACGGGTTTCCACGCATTCAACTCATTCCGTCGCATCGTTGCTATTCCAACAACTACGGCAACGCCAACGATTCCAAGGCATTCCCAGGCTATCGGCTTTGTGACGGCGTGTTCTACCACCGCAGCGGCAGGCCGGTTGGCTACCGTTTCAATGTGGGCGTTAACGGAAACGCAGAGTTCAAAGACGTTCCCGCTTCGGACGTTATACACCTTTTCGACGCTACGCATTGCGAGCAGGGACGCGGACTTCCGGCATTTACTCATGCGCTTGAGTCGCTGAAGATGTCGCTTCTGTCCACCGAGGACGAACGTATACGCCAACAAATCATTTCCCGCCTGCATCTCACCATCTTCAACGCCAACGGTGCGCCAGATGTTGATGATCCGTTTACCAGCCTTGGAACGGCAGCAAACGGGGCTACGGAGGACTTTTCAACCAAGCAATTCCCCGGCGGGGTACTGTATATGCCCGGCGACGGGCTGCATAAGATCGAGCAAATCCGCCACGACAACCCAGGCCCGATTTGGGATTCGTTCCAAGACCGTATCGTCCGTGATGCTGTTGGGCCGGTCTGGTCTTATTCCGTTTGGAAGGGCAGCGGACAAGGCACGGCTGAACGCGGCGAGGTGATGAAATGTCGTCGCTTTGTAACCAAGCGGCAAGGGCAGCTTTGGTATGCCGCAAAACGTGCTTTCTCTTGGGCCTATTCCGTCATGGCAGAAGCCAAGCGGGTTCCGATGCTCCAGAATCCCACCGCGTGGGACTTCTCCCGCCCACCACGTCTCACCGTGGACGATGGGCGCGAGGTGAAGATGGAACTAGACCAACTTGTGACCGGTTCCATGAACCTCGACGAAGTGCTAGCGGCTCGCGGTATCAACGAGGATGACTTCACGGAATCACGCGCCCGTAGCGTCTGGATGCGAAAATTCAAGGCGCAAAAAGTTGCGGAAGAACTCAACGCAAAATACGGCGCGGAGATTGTCGTTGAAGACCGCGAAATGTTCATGCAGACGGCAAACGAGATGAGTTTGGCACAGAAGCAACAAGTAGAACCATTAGATAGCGACGAAATGGAAGATGGGGAAAACAATGATGAGGCGCTTAGGTTTGAAAACTTGAAAGCCAAGTTTGACGCTTACGGCGTTGCTGTTCGTGCGGGCGCAATCACGCCAGCAAGAGAGGACGAGATGCTTTTCCGCGAAGAGGCAGGACTTCCAACGATGCCCAAAGCGGTGCAAGGAGCATGGGATGAAGATAAAGGATACCGCCGCCCAATCACGCTTGTGCAAAAAGGCATGGCTGCAATGGGATTCGGACAAAAACCAAAAACCAACGAAGATGAAGACGATTCAAATCGAGAATAAAAGCGGCAAGGTAAAGCTGAACGAGAGCGTCACCCGCGATTCCATCAACCGCATGGTTGAGGAAATCGGGAGGCTTTTCGGCGCGTCCGCTAGTGCATCCGGCGCAAACTTTGGCGAAATCATGAACTTTGCGGAGAATGCCGTGGACGTTTTGGAGATTGAAATTAACTCACCAGGTGGGAGCGTCTTTGACGGTTACACCTTATACCAAGAGATCAAGAGTCTGCGCGAACGTGGTGTGGTGGTAAACGCCACGGTTACCGGCATGGCGGCATCTATGGCAAGCGTCCTTTGCTGTGCCTGTAGTAAGGTGGCAATTGTCCCGCATGGTCAAATGATGATCCATGAAGCGTCAACAATGGTTGGCGGGAACGCCGACAAGCTGCGCAAAGAGGCTAATTTCCTCGATTCAGCATCAAACAACATCGCCGGAATCTACGCGGAAAAGACCGGAAAGCCCGTCGAGGACATCCGCGCCATGATGAAGAAAGAAACGTGGATGAACGCCAAAGAAGCTGTCGAACTTGGGTTTGCCGATGAAATTTTTGACATTCGCAGTAATTCTCCGAAATCTCAAGACATGAAGTGGCTGAACAACCTATTCCCCGACAAGTCTGACGAGATCGCGAAGATTGAAGCCGCTCTTGCAGAATCCGAATCCATCCGCGCAGAGCTTGAATCGGCAAACGCCGCGATTGACTCGCTCAAGGAGACGGAAATCAGCAATGTCTCGCGCATCGCGGAGCTTGTCGAAATCAACACTGGTCTGGAAACAACCAAGGCCGAACTGGAAGCCAAGGTTGCGGAAATCACCGCACAATTGGAAGCCAAGTTTGCCGAAGTTGCCAACCAACTGGAAGCCAAGGACGAGGAAATCAAGAAACTCTCCGAAGCTGGCCCGGCTCTCGTTATTGAGGCACTCGCGTCCATCGGGCAACCGGAGCCAATCGAGCCAGCGAGCGCGTCCTCCTCATCGATTGTAGCGAAGACCCGCAAAGAATTTAACGAAATGACTCCAGCTAATCGGCTGGCATACGTTAAGGCGGGCGGAAAAATCAAGTGACCATGGCAGCAAAATAC